ATGAGATGAGGAATGTCACAAGAGATCTCGGTATCTCATCACCGCCGGCACTCAAATACTGGTTCGCATCAATGGGCTGGTGTGCCAAGGCAGTGGATTCTCTGGCCGACCGCATCATATTCAGGGACTTTGATGATGACAATTTTTCTCTCAATGAGATATTCAGTATGAATAATCCGGATACATTCTTCGACAGTGCTGTATTGTCCGCTCTGATATCATCATGCTGCTTCGTGTACATAAGCGCAGACAGCACTGATTATCCACAGCTGCAGGTCATAGACGGCAGCAGAGCAACAGGAATCATAGATCCGATAACAGGTCTGCTGATGGAAGGGTATGCAGTCCTGAATGTAGATGATTCGGGAAATCCGACACGGGAAGCATATTACATAAAAGGTGAGACCCATTATTACCGTAAAGGCGAGAAAGATATCGAGATAGTCGCTAACAGTGCTCCGTACCCTCTGCTGGTGCCGATAATACACAGACCTGATGCAAAACGGGAGTTCGGGCACAGCAGAATAAGCAGAGCATGCATGTCAATAATGTCATCAGCGATACGGACTGTGAAGCGGTCGGAGATCGCAGCTGAATTCTATTCATTCCCGCAGAAATACGTCACAGGGCTTTCGGAAGATGCTGAGAGCCTGGATAAGTGGAAATCCACGATGTCCAGCATGATGAGCTTCACCAAGGATGAAGATGGTGACAGTCCGCAGCTTGGCCAGTTCACTCAGCAGTCCATGACTCCGCATCTGGAACAGCTGAAGATGTTCGCTGCTCTGTTTGCAGGAGAAACAGGACTGACTCTTGATGACCTTGGCTTTGCGACAGAGAACCCGTCGAGCTCAGAGGCGATAAAGGCATCACATGAGAATCTCAGACTCATGGCACGCAAGGCGCAGCGGAATTTTGGCAGTGGGTTCCTCAATGTCGGGTATCTGGCAGCCTGCCTGCGTGATGATTTCCCATATGAACGCAGACAGCTTTACCTGACAAGACCTCAGTGGGAACCGATATTCGAACCGGACATGGCCGCACTGTCAGGTATCGGAGACGGAGCACTGAAGATCAATCAGGCGGTTCCCGGATACTTTGGAGCCAACAATCTCAGAAGCCTGACCGGCATAAAGGGTGACGATGAATGAAAGATATAGCACCAGAACTACTGGACCGCATCGAAAAAGATTTCGAGCGGGTCTTCAGCAGTGACAGTACGATAAAAGCTCTTTACAGAAAAACTAAAAACGGCACAGCCACCTATGAAGATGCACAGAAGTTCGCAGTGAGAACAGGCGAGCTGCTGGCAGATACATTCAGAAATAACCTGTCGTCGGAGATACTTCCTGACGGCAGGCTTTATTATAATATCGCATCTAGGATATTAAACAGCACACTGAGCAACAATCACTCTCTGATCAGCGGGTATGCAGCTGATGTGCAGTATTTTGCGAATAGTAAAGCAGGAGTGGGGATAAAAGTACAGCCTGCACAGCTCGACCAGGAACGTATAGACGGCATCGTGAATATCGTATCAGGCAAATACCGGTATGATGATATAGCATATATGCTTGATGAGCCGGTCATAACATTCGGACAGGCTGTCGTAGACGAGACACTGAGGAAAAACATAGAGTTCCAGGGTAAGTCGGGAAAATCCCCGAAAGTGATAAGACGAGCGACAGGGAAGCCGTGCAGATGGTGTGCAGCGATCGCAGGCACATATACATATCCGGACGTTCCCAAAGACGTGTTCAGAAGACACCAGAGGTGCAGATGCATAGTGGAGTATGATCCCGGAACAGGTCGCAGACAGAACGTGCATTCGAAAGAATGGACCGATGAAGCGGAACTGGAAAAGAGAAAAAGCATAGGCTTGGAGACGCCTTTGAAAAAAGAACCTGGTGAGCTGAAAAGAAAAGTAGAGCCAAAGAGGCTTATGCAAAATTCGGAAATCGTAAAACGGAATATGACCAACGAACTTGCTAAACTCAATGCTGATGATAAAAAAATACTAAGAGAGTACTCCGGTAATCTGGCATACCAGCTGAACCGCAGACTTGTGACCGGCAATTTGAATGATTATTATACAGATAAAGCCCGGAGGCTTAGCGAGGCGCTGGAAAAATGCGTAATAACTGATGATATGGTCGTCATTAGACAGATAGCATCATCGGACATTGGGATAAGCAAGGAAAACATGTGGTTATATCAAAATAAAGGTATACCAAATAAAAACTTTCTTTCCACGTCTATGGAACCGTTTGCTTATAAGGGCAGGGATGTTATAATAAACATAAAGGTCAGGAGGGGCTACAGGGGAGCAGCATACATAAAGAGTTTTGTGAGCCCAAGACACAGGATACAAGAGGAAGTCCTGTTCAAAAGAGGAACAGTATACAGGATAATATCTGCAGTCTTTAAAGATGGCAAGATATATCTTGAAGCGGAGATGGTGGAAAAATGAGTAAGAAAGCAAAAGAACTCTTTCCAGGATTCAATGAATACAGGAAAGAGGTAAAAGAGCTTTATAACAGGGATGTTCCTGAAGATGGAGAAAAGATGATCGTGAACGGTGTCGAATATCCGGTGAGTCCGGGATTCTATAATATTCCCGGTGAATTTCAAGTAGGATGGTGTCCAATATGCCGTGGCTGCAGGAATGAATATATAGATCTTGAACGAGAAGGTTTGTTCTGCTATAAAAAGGGCAGTCTTCCTGATGATCTGGAACACCTCTACAGCTTTCATTGTGATGATTTTGAAGCAGATCCTGACAGCATGGATTATGAGCTTGTCATGAAAGAGGTGAATGGTGAGATTGAACCGTGGAAACCATCGGATGTTTGATATCGTGCTATGGAGGGAGAATATAATGGCAAAAGATGACTATCATGTGATCGTATATCAGATACTGGCATATCTGTACACCTGTCTGAAGACGGACGAAGCTGTGGATCCGGCTCTGCTGCAGCACGACAGTAAGATGATGGATATAAACAGGAATTACTGGGTATATATAATCGAGAACCTGCAGGAACAGGGATACATCAGAGGGGCAGAGCTTTCATTTGCGATGGGGCACGTGCTTGTGAATGCAGATCTATCCGCTTGCCAGATAACACCGGCAGGAATAGAATATCTGTGCGATAATTCGACATTGAAAAAGGCATACAGATTTCTGAAAGAAATAAAAGGGATCGTACCATTCGATCTCATATAAACATAAAACACAGGAATATAAAAACAAATGAGGTAAACCCATGGCAAAAGATGATTACAGTTACGTGGTGTTCAAAATACTGACATATCTATATGGATGCTTCAAACGAAAATACAGTTTTGATAAAGATGCATTCAATAAAGCAGTGATCAGAAAAGAAGATATCGCAGAGGAATATCTGATCGACATACTGAAAAATCTCAGCGATGAAGAGCTGATAGAAGGATTGGTATTCCAGAAAATATGGGGTGGGCAATACATCCTCATATCAGATCTTTGCGACATGAAGATCACAGCTAAAGGGATCAGGTATCTTGAAGACAACAGCAAAATGAAACAGATCAGAGAACATATCCTTGGGAGCGCAGGAGTGATCACAGAGCTTGTAAAGCTCGTGTTCAAATCAATTTAAAGAGCAGACACAGGAACCGGAAAACACCGGTTCTTTTTATTTACACAAAACAAGGGAGCGTGATGACCATGACATAACAGACAGGTGAAATAAAAGCACACAGTACAGATTGGAGGAGTTTATGGCAGAGCTTAAAAAAGGTCGCCAGACACCGACCCAATCGGTAATATTACCCTACTCGAAGACAAGAGGCAGCGAAGCGATAAAGCTGTACGATTCTACAGGCCGGACAGCACAGGAATGGCAGGAGCTGATGATATACGATATCATGGCGGTGAATGATGAAGATCTGTGGGTGCATACCAAGTTCGGATATTCCGTGCCACGAAGGAATGGCAAGAATGAGATAGTGGTCATCAGGGAGATGTATGGTCTTGTGAACGGTGAGCATATAATGCATACGGCACACAGGACTTCAACGACGCACAGTGCATGGGAAAGGCTTTATGACATGCTGGAAAAGGCCGGCATAGAGATAACGTCTTCATACCGTGCATACGGCAAGGAACATATCGAAGTCGAAGGTGGCGGAAAAGTGGAATTCAGGACGAGGACCACGAAAGGCGGACTCGGTGAGGGGTACGATCTGCTTGTCATAGACGAAGCACAGGAATATCAGAGTGACCATGAGAGTGCTCTGAAATATGTGGTGACAGACAGCAGCAATCCGCAGACCATATTCTGCGGTACACCGCCCACGCCGGTATCATCAGGTACAGTCTTCACAAAATACAGGAGGAACGTCCTGTCCGGAGGAACATTCAATTCAGGATGGGCCGAGTGGTCAGTGGAATTCATGTCAGATCCACGGGACAGGGAACTGTGGTATCTGACGAACCCGTCACTGGGCACAGTCTTCACAGAAAGATCGGTGCTCGATGAGGTCGGCGATGATGAAGCGGACTTCAATATACAAAGGCTCGGTCTGTGGCTCCAGTATAATCAGAAGTCAGACATCAGTGAAGCGGAGTGGAAAGAACTCTGCTGCGGCAGTCTGCCGGTATTCCAGAAAAGTCTGTTTGTCGGCATCAAGTACGGACATGACGGCACGAATGTGGCTATGTCTGTAGCAGTGAAAACTAACAATAAAAAGATATTCGTGGAGACTATCGACTGTCAGTCTGTAAGGAACGGCAACAGATGGATCATAGACTATCTCAGCAGCATGAAGCCGAGCCGCATAGTTATAGACGGAGCCAACGGACAGAAACTTCTTGCAGACGATCTTAAGGAGCATAGGATAAAAGGCACGATACTTCCCACAGTCAAGGAGGTCATAGTAGCAAACACTGCTTTTGAATCAGCACTGTTTGCAGGGACCGTCTGTCATATGGACCAGCCGTCTGTGCGGCAGGTAGTCAGCAACTGTGAAAAAAGAGCTATCGGCAGTAATGGAGGATTCGGATATAAGCCTATAAAGGAAGGCGTGGAGATAGCCATCCTGGACAGCATCATACTCGCACACTGGGCATGTTCCAAGAGCAGGGAAAGAAGAAAACAGAAGATAAGTTATTAAAGGCCGGTATGATATCGGTCTTTTTTATAGATTACCGATACCGCCGGGTCAAGAAGGGAGAAAAACAAAATGGCATTTGAAGCGATCACAACACAGGAGCAGCTAGACAGCATCATAGGTGAGAGGCTCAAAAGAGAAAGAGAAACAGTAGAAAATAAACTCAGGGAAAGCATCGAGAAAGAGTATCTCGAAAAGTATGGTGATTACGAAGAACTGAAAACGAAAACAGATGAGTACGGCAGGCAGATCGAGGGATTCAATCAGACGATCAAAGAAAATTCAGAAAAAATTGCAGGATATGAGAAATCATCCGGAGAGATGCAGGCTAAACTGAAAAAGTATGAAATGGACTCGATGAAGATGAAGATAGCCCATGAAGCAGGTATACCCTTTGAACTGGCATCGAGGCTTTCAGGAGAAGATGAAGCCGCTATAAGAAAAGATGCAGAAAGTATATCGAAGTTCATATCAAAGAAGAAAACATCTGCGCCGCTGGCATCCACAGAACCTGAGAAACTGGACAGCAAGCAGATCGCAATGAAAAGTATGCTCGATAATCTGAAAGGAGAGTAAAATATGGCAACAACAAAAGGTAGTTTATTCGATCCGTCACTGGTAAAGGATCTCATTTCCAAGGTAAAGGGAAAGTCATCACTGGCAAAGCTGTCAGCCCAGACTCCGATACCATTCAACGGACTCAAGGAGTTCGTGTTCAGCATGGACAATGAAGTCGATATCGTTGCAGAGGGAGACAAAAAAACAGAAGGAGGCATATCCCTGGCACCTGTGACCATCGTTCCTATAAAGTTCGAATATGGTGCAAGAGTATCTGATGAGTTCATGTTCGCAAAGGAAGAGGCACAGCTTGATATCCTGGCTGCATTCAATGACGGTTTTGCAATGAAAGTGGCAAAGGGTCTTGACCTTGCTGCTATGCATGGTATCAATCCAAGGACAGGAACTGCATCTGCAGTGGTAGGTGATAATAATTTTGATTCAAAGGTCACACAGAAAGTCACTTATGCATCAGCAACACCTGATGATAACCTTGAAGCGGCTATAGCGCTTGTGAACGGATCAGACGGTGACATGAGCGGAATGGCACTGTCAAAAGCTTTCGGTGCAGCAATGGCCAAGGTGAAGGCTAACGGCATCAAACTCTATCCTGAATTTGCATTCGGAGCATCTCCGGACAGCTTTGGAGGTATCGGTGTGGATGTGAACTCCACAGTATCAGGAGGAAGTGCAAAGGATCACGCTATAGTTGGCGACTTCCAGAATGGATTCAAGTGGGGATATTCAAAGGAAATACCGCTTGAGATCATAGAGTATGGTGATCCTGATAATTCAGGAAAGGACCTGAAAGGATATAATCAGGTATATCTGCGTGCAGAGGTTTATCTCGGATGGGGCATACTGCTGCCGTCGTCATTCGCACGTATAGCAGAGGAGTAGGAGGCTGCATATGAAGTACATCAACAAAGTAACAGGCATCGTGATAGATGTGGATTCAAAAATCAGCGGCGGGGACTGGAAGAAGGTCCGGGAAAAGACTGATAAAGAAAATCCCGCCAAGGAACCTGAAGCGGAATCTGCAGCAGATGAAAGTGAAACTGATGAGTAATTTTGCAAGTATACAGGATGTTACAGATCTGTGGAGAGCACTCACGCCGGAGGAACGGATTCGGTGTGAAGCTCTCCTGGAAACAGTATCGGCTTCTTTGAGGTATGAAGCATATAAGGTCGGTAAAGACCTGGATGTGATGATATCGGAAAATGAAGCTCTGAAAGAAGTCGCAAAGTCGGTGACAGTCGATGTTGCTGCCAGGACGCTCATGACATCAACAGATGCAGAACCTATGACACAGATGTCTCAGTCGGCTCTTGGATATTCCGTATCCGGTACATATCTCGTTCCCGGAGGCGGTCTGTTCATAAAGAGATCTGAGCTTGCAAGGCTGGGGCTTCGCAGGCAGAAATACGGAGTGATAGATCTATGGGAATCATCAGAGGGATAGATGTGATCATATACAACAAGGAGCAGACAGGCACAGACGGATTTGGAAGACCGGTCTATGATGAAGTACCGGAAGTTGTAAGAAATGTCCTTGTGCAGCCAGGAACGGCCAGTGAAGTTCTGGACACATTGAACCTTACAGGAAAGAAAGCGGTATACACGATGGCGATACCCAAAGGTGACACACACGAATGGAGGAACAGAAGAGTGACTTTCTTCGGACAGGATTTCATGACATTCGGGGAGCCGGTCAGAGGGATAGATGATCTGATACCAATGGAATGGAACCAGAAAGTTATGGTGGAGGTATATGAGCAGTAAGATCAGAGTGAAACTCAACAAGGCAGGTGTCCGGGAACTTTTGAAAAGCAGTGAGATGCAGAACGTATGCATGGAACATGCACACAGGATACAGCAGACTGCAGGAATTGATTATGAAGCTGGTGAACGGCATTATCCTGAAAGAGCCGGTGCAGCGGTGTATCCGGCAAATGATAAAGGATATTATGATAATCTCAAAAACAATACTTTATTGAAGGCAGTGAGATGATAGAAAAAACAGTTTTGGAACACCTGTGCCGTGAGCTTGGCCAGGTGCCGGTTTATATGGAATATCCGGATAAAAAAGAAACTACGTTCGTAGTTATCGAAAAAACAGGTTCAGGTATAACTAACGGGATAAGATCCGCCACGATTGCAGTGCAGTCGCTGGCGGATTCTTTGTATAATGCAGCGGTACTCAATGAAAAGGTAAAAACTGCGATGGACAGTCTCATAATGAACGACGAGATATGCAGGGTATCGCTTGACAGTGATTACAATTTTACTGACACACAGACAAAGCATTATCGCTATCAGGCTGTGTATCAGCTGATACATTATTGATTTCAGGAGGAAAATATGAGTGAAAATGGAAAGGTGACGGTAGGAAAACCAAAAACCGGAGGTGCTGTGTTCAGAGCGCCGCTTGGGACGGCACTGCCGACAAGCGCAACAGCAGCACTTGATAAGGCTTTCGTAAGCATGGGATACATCAGTGAAGATGGTGTCACGAATGAGAACACAAGGGAATCAGAGGAAATAAAGGACTGGGGCGGTAACACTGTACTTACGCCTCAGACTTCAAAGACTGATAAATTTTCCATGTCATTTATGGATACCAAAGATGTGAATGTAATGAAAGCTGTATATGGAGACGGCAATGTGACAGGTACGCTCGATGCCGGTATAACTGTGAAAGTGAACGCCAAAGAACTCGAAGCGGCTGCATGGGTCGTGGATATGGTAACGACTGGTGGCGATCCCAAGAGGATATGCATTCCTAACGGAACCGTATCTGAAATCGGAGAGATAAAGTACGCCAGTGGTGAAGCAGTGCTGTTCGAAACGACGATTTCATGTCTGCCGGACAGTGATGAGAATACACATTATGAATACCTGCAGAAAAAACAGTAGGCAGGGAACAGGAGGAAGATGTGATAAAAGGCAGATTGAAAAACGGATTCGATATAATACTGCAGGATGAGGCTGTTGATGATTTTGAAGTCTTTGAAGCGCTGTGCGATCTTGAAGGAGACGACGCTGATATGAAACAGATATTGTTCATATACAGACGACTTCTCGGAAAAGAACAGTATGAGGCTCTGAAAGCATACTTAACAGAAAAAGATGGACGGATCAGCCTGACAGAAATGATGGAGATATTGGAAGAAATCCTGGGAATGAGTAATGAAACAAAAAACTCATGACCCTCGCCAGTATGGTAAACACCGATGAAGCACTTCTGATGTGTGATCTTGCAGAAACATACGGTATATATGACTACAGGCAGCTGTCGCTCAGGAATGCAGCTGCCTTTTCTGCTGGTTTGAGGGAGAATTCACGTATAAGACAGAAGATGGAGGGAGCACCTGCGGAAAGTACAACTATACTGCTTGCAAGCATAGCAGATCGGCTGGGTCTTATTTTAGCTTCACTTCGCGGAACCGATGCGCCGGAATCTATAATTGATTGCATATTCGGCAGCTGTGAGAAAAAGGAACGTCCGGTAAGGGCGTACGATACTCCTGAAGAATTCCTGAAAGAAAGATACGGAGGGTGATATGGGAACAACACTTGCAAATGCATATGTGCAGATAATCCCTTCAGCAAAGGGAATAAAGAGCGGTATGCAGAAAGAACTGGATGCTGCCGGAGGAACTGCCGGTGAATCTGCAGGGGGCAGGTTTGCAGGTTCCTTCAAAAACATCATAGGTGCCGCAGCAATAGGAACTGCTGTTGTTGCAGGTATAACAAAATCCATAAAGGAAGGTGCAGCGCTTGAACAGTCTATCGGAGGAATAGAGACACTGTTCAAGTCAGCATCGGATACTGTTATAAAGAATGCCGACAATGCTTTCAGAACTGCGGGCATATCCGCAAACAGCTATATGGAGCAGGCAACAAGCTTTTCAGCATCACTTCTGCAGTCACTGGATGGAGACACAAAAAAAGCGGCAAAGTATGCAGATACTGCGATAATAGATATGTCCGACAATGCTAATAAAATGGGCACCAATATCGAGGATATCCAGAATGCATACCAGGGCTTTGCAAAACAGAATTACACGATGCTGGATAACCTGAAACTTGGTTATGGCGGTACAAAGACCGAGATGGAGAGACTGCTTGCGGATGCATCGAAGATCAGCGGACAGAAATATGATATCTCAAATCTTTCGGATGTATACGAGGCCATCCATGTGATACAGGGCGATCTTGATATAACAGGAACATCAGCAAAAGAGGCTGCAACGACTCTGTCAGGTTCCTTCAGCGCAATGAAGGCAGCTGCCGATAACTTCCTCGGCAATCTCGCTCTGGGAAGAAATATAGGATCATCAATGGAAGGTCTGGCCTCGACAGCATCCACATTCCTGTTTGACAATCTTGTACCGGCAATTGGGCGTATACTTACGTCGCTTCCGACGGCTCTGGGAACATTCATGAAAAAAGGAGTGCCGCAGTTCATGGCAGCAGGCAAGGAAATGATGGATGGCATAGCGAAAGGATTTGGTAATTCCGGTGATATCATAAAAAAAGCTTTGTCAGGTCTGACTGATTTATCTGGCATGATAAGCAAGGCGGCGCCGGGGCTTGTTGATACAGGGATGGATCTGCTGCAGAATCTTGCACAGGGTATCGCGGATGGACTTCCGGAATTTATTGAAAGTGTTCCTGAGATAATTTCGAATTTCGCTGATGCAGCTGCTAAAAATGGTCCCAAGCTTATAAAAGGCGGTCTGCTCATAATAAAAACACTTGCTGTTGGAATAATCAAAGCGATACCTGCGCTGATAAAAACAGTGCCTAAGATATTCAAAGCATATCTGAATATGTGGAAGTCACTTGGCTGGGTGAACCTGGGAAAGCTGGCGCTGACTGCGATCAGAAACGGCATCGTAAAAGGTATAGGTGCGTTGGCGTCTATTGTAAGAGGAAAATTCAATGCTGTGAAAACAGCGATCATACAGCCGATAACAGCAGCAAGAAATGTCCTGTCAAACATAGTCAGTGCAATAAAATCAAGACTGTCTTTCAGTGGTTTATCAGGAAGTGTGGGCAGGGCTTTCGGTGCTATCAAAGCAAAGATGACGGCGCCGATATCATCTGCACTCAGCACCATAAGGAGTGCTGTATCGAAAATAAGGGGGATATTTCCACTCAGGCTTGGCAAGATATTCTCAGGGATACAGGTGCCGCATTTTAATATAAGCGGCGGCAAAGTTCCGTGGGGGATCGGTGGAAAAGGTGTTAAGCCGTCAGTCAGCGTGAAATGGTATAAAACGGGTGGTATATTCAACGATCCTTCTGTTATAGGTGTCGGCGAAGCCGGATCAGAGGCTGTAGTGCCGCTCGGAACCCTCTGGAGTAAATTCGATGCACTTACAAGTGCTGTACTGAACAATAACGACGCACATGCCGGAAATCTGAATTTGATAATACAGCTTGATGGAAAAACGATCGGCAAAAGCACTGTTGATTATATCAATGGTCAGACAATGATATTCGGGACATCACCGGTATTATAAGGAGGATGACATGGCAGAAGCTCAGATATATTTCATAGGAACATCAAAAATAAAAGAAATAAGAAAGGGTGGAGAAGTAACCTTTCACTGGGGAGATTACAGCAGCTGGCGAAATTTCAAATCACCAGTAGCCGCAAGCTCCAGGAAAGTAAAATATAACAAGAAAACCAAGAATAAAGCAGGCAGCAAAAAACTCGGAGGTAATGGCGGTGTAACAAAACTCGGAACATCCATTCCGGCAACAGCTCAGAGGACTATATCGGGGGTAGAACGTACATGTGATGTAAGGTACTGGCAGCGTGGATATACCACATATACAAGAACATCCAAGCTCAAGAAGCAAAAGAAAATGCTGAAGAAAACTTACACGTCATCAAAACCATACCAGTATAGACTTCAGTATAAAGATAAAGCAGTGGTGGATAAGACATACTCTAAATATGTGGATGGAATTGAATACATATATTTTGCTGATCACTATTATGCAGATGATGGTACGGAAACGGCAACTGATGGACATCTTCCGCATCCGACAACATGTGACTTTGCATACTCGGATGTAAGGAAGAACTTTGAATCGAATGCGAACAACAGTGACTCAAGAGACAATTCCGGATCATATATATTAAGTAATGTCAGGGCCAATGTTGTCACACTTACGCTTGCATGGACCGGCCTGTCTAAAGAAGAGGGAAAAGAGATACTCGATACACTGAATCCATCAAAGAATAAGGATGGAAAATACGAATATCTGACAGTACAGTACCTGGATCATGCTACAGGTAAGCATAAAAACGGCACTTTCTTTGCTGATACAAGAAATGTGTCAAAGTATCCTGACGGACATTTCAGGGAAATATCGGTAATACTAACGGAGGTATAATGTGAATTACGATCTCAAAGCAGTTATAAATGGTATTGAATTAGGCGAAATGCAGGAATCCGGAGTATCTGCGAACGATATTTCATACATCGCACCATCGATAACAAATGTAAAACTGATCGACAGCGTATCTTCCAAAACGATGGAAATCGGGTCAACTGCAAGTGACTGTCTGATACTTACAGTTCTGAATCCTTTCAAGGAACATTTTGATGGTGACAAAATCGAATTACACATAAGTCCTGTAGAATCGGATCATATGACCGAAAAGGAAAGGCTGGAAGAAGAAGTTGGCGATGATATATCTGACGAAGTCATAGACGAAGATGACCTCGATCATGAAATAGATGATGATGACGAGGAAGGAGAGGAAGTCACAGATGATGACCTCGAAGATGCCGAGACTGCAGATTCAGAACTGGAACAAGGACAATATATCTTCTTTGAAGGCGAAGAAGATATCGCAGTAGATGAGGATACTGATGAAGCTGAGGAAGAAACCTGGCATAAAGCTGGTACATATTATGTCTATACACAGAAAAATGCAGATGGAGGGATTGTACTTACATGTTATGACGGATTCTCGAGAATGAATGGGATATATGTGCCTTCTTTTAATGCAGGCACTCCCCAGGAATTCTATAACGATCTGAAAGCTCAGGTGCTTTTGGATTGCGGTATAACATTAGATGATTTTGAGTTTGATGACATATATAATACTGAAATCAAATGGGATTTTGAATGTAGTTATCGCAAAGCACTTGGGTATCTTGCAGGTCTCGTAGGAGGTTTTGCGGAATTTGATGAAAACGGTATAGCGGGCATATCGTTCTATGCGTTCTCAGATAATATAATCCTCGAATCAGATCTTATATCATATACCGAAACATCTGCAGGTGAAATACTGGTGGATGGGATCTCATGTAATATCAGTATTGATGGCCTTGGCACACAAAACATCGAAACTGGTGCAGGACAAAGCATTTCGTTTAATAATCCCTTCGTTACGGAAAGTATTCTGGAGGATATTTTTGAGACATACAGAGGCATACGGTTCACCGGAGCTGTACTTAATGTAAAATGGGAGGAAACACTTGTATCAGGAACATTTGCAAGATTATTTACAGAAGATGAGTACAGAAACTATATAGGGTTAAAAAATGCGCTTGATCAGCCGGACTTGACCAGTGAAGAAATCATGGGAATCAGAACCAATATGAATTTTCTTGGAAAAGTGATATTCATAAGTTCTCAGGCCATAGACTTCACAGGGGAAGCTACCAGCTGGATCACAAGCGTATATGATGGTGAGTCAGTAAAAGAAAATCAGATCGAAAGTCCATTTGATACAAAAATAAAGCGTGCATATGTCAAAACTGCGGAGGCTCAGGCTGCTGCCGATGCAGCGGCAGGGTCTGCATCTCAGGCAAACACTTTAGCTGAAGCGGCTCAGGCATCAGCTGATCAGGCCAAGCAGTCTGCGGATGCAGCAAAGACCGCAGCGGACAATGCTCAGAGCGCCGTTGATGCAGTGGAGGCTGACGTGGCTTCACTGGAAACCTCGGTGGACAACGCTCAGAAAGCGGCAGATAATGCTCAGACTGCTGCGGTTACGGCCAAGACCGCAGCGGATAACGCTCAGCAGTCAGCTGATAACGCGGCCGCTGAAGCCGAGACCGCAAAGACGAATGCGGCTGCAGCTCAGACAAAGGCAGAAGAAGCGGCAGGAAGCGCGGCGTCCGCACAGGAGACTGCTGCTAATGCAGTGACTAAAGCCCAAGCCGCGCAGACCACAGCCGACGCAGCAAGGTCAGAAGTGGCACAGGCAAATGAGGAGATAGAGGGACTGTCAACGTCGCTGGAAACGACGAAACAGACGCTTGAAGCTGATTACAGCAAGAAGACAGATCTCAGCACAGTACAGGCGAACTTACAGGCTCAGATAACTGAAAACGCAGCTCAGATAGAGATCACTCATTCAAAGATCGTCAAAGTTGACGAGACTGCCAACGATGCAAAGGAAAAGGCTGAAGCCGCAAGCACTGCGGCGGGAAAAGCTCAGACTGATGCCACAGCCGCCAAGACCGCAGCCGCGAATGCGCAGACTGCGGCAGATAATGCGAAAACAGCAGCAGACAACGCACAGTCTGAAGCGGACGCGGCCAAGACTGCGGCGACGAATGCGAAGTCTGTAGCTGATAAAGCTCAGTTAGATCTCGAAGCCGCACAGGCAGACCTTGCCACAGTATCAGGCAGAGTTGATGCGACTGAGGAAGATATCGCCGCGGCACAGAAAGCTGTGACGACCGCGCAGGCAGCAGCAGACAAAGCTAAACAGGATGCAGCCGCAGCCCAGACAAAAGCAGAGACAGCGCAGTCAGCTGCAGATGATGCAGCGACCAAGGCAACGAACGCCCAGACAAAGGCAGATGCAGCCAAGACCGCCGCAGATGACGCGGCTCTTGCAGCGTCGAACGCTCAGACAGATGCCACGGCAGCCAAGACCGCCGCAGCTAATGCGCAGGAAGCCGCTGAGACCGCACAGACTACGGCAAACACTGCAAAGACTAACGCTGCTACTGCCCAGACAAAAGCCGAGCAGGCCGCTACTGATGCAGCAGCAGCGCAGACCACAGCCGATGCGGCAAAGACAAAAGCTGAGACAGCACAGTCAGAACTGACCAAAGCTAAAGAGAATCTCGAAGCTGTAAAAAGCAGAGTGGACGCGACGGAAGAAGACATAGCAGCCGCAGAGCAGGCAGTGCAGACAGCACAGTCAAAAGCTGATGCGGCAGCAGTATCCGCGGCCGCAGCTCAAAGTACTGCAGATACTGCAAAAGCTGATGCAGCCACCGCGCAGACAGCCGCAGATAAAGCGAAAGCAGATGCGGCCAAAGCACAGACCGCGGCAGATGGTGCCAAAGCAGCAGCAGAAGCCGCTCAGTTAGATGTCGACAGCCTGAAAACGAGAGTCACCAAAACAGAGACAGATATCAAGAAGAACGCCGACGCTATAGCACTGACGGCCACCAAGGAAGAAGTGACTGAAACGCTGGGAGGCTATTATACAAAAGAAGAAGCCGACGCAGCAGTCGAAGTAACGGCTGGCAGTATCAGACAGGAAGTCTCGAACACCTACGCGACAAAACAGGGGCTGGCCGATGCGAATACCCAGATAGAGACAAACAAGTCTCAGATAGAGCAGACAGCAAAGCAGCTGAAGCTCCTCATAAAATCCGGAGACACAGAGGCGAGCCTCGTGCTCACCGACAAACTGATAGAGCTCGCCGCCGCCGGGATAAACCTGAAAGGGCTGGTAAGTTTCTCAGGACTCAGCAGTGATGCCCAAGGAAAGATAACAAGCGCACAGGAGACAGCCACCTCCGCCAAAGACGCGGCAGATAGTGCGACTCAGAGACTGATCTCATGGTGCGCCAAGAACGAACAGACACTGATCGACGGAGCCAAGATATACACCGGGTCCATCACTGCAGAGAAGATATCCATAGAAGACCTCAAAGCTTTACAGGCAAAGATAGGCGGCTTCACCATCGGAGATACGAATCTGAGAAACGGCACCACAACCCTTGCAGGAGCAGACAACAGCGTCTACTTGGGGCTTGATGGTATATCCTGTGGCAAGACGTTCAAAGTAGATGAGAAGGGAAACATGAATGCTACATCCGGTTTCATTGGCGGATTCACAATAAGAAATAGCTTCCTTAATGCGATAAGTGGCGGCTTTACACAATCATTCCTCTCTGGTTTATCTGCCCCAGGAAGGCCGGATCCAGAGTATGAATCTGGGATAACCATTAGTTCAGTACCGCATACGGGTAAATACGTATATACATCTGCTCAAAATGGTTATACACCTATAAGCACTTCTGCGCCAAGAAGGATGCTCGAATTCATATCACTCTCGCTGACACAAACCACGGAAGCTGTAGTAAATGACGTTGCAAGTATCGGCGTTACTTACGATCATGAAAAAGACGAAAGTAAACTTGTACTTAAAAATAATGAAGGAAGTGCACACGTCCTGTTAGGAAGTGATATCGACTTGTGGGCTGGCGAAAACAGCGATCTTAACATAATCGCAAACACGGTAAGTTTTACTGGAGGTGACCTCTTGTTCAATAACGGTCAGCACGTCGGAACCACAGAGCACCCATCCGGATTACATACGCTCCAGAATAATGTATCTGTTGGGTTTTTAACCACGACAGGTGAGCGTGTTCGTGGCATAGCATTAAGTAGTTCAAACCATTGGTTGTTTGGTAGAGGAGATACAGGGAAAACAGATGGTATGTTTTTTTACGTCGGCGCAAAGGAAACGTTTGGTATATATGGAGGAACTACTAAGGATGTAAGGTTTAGATCGTTTGAAGCCAATGATGGCAGCATGTATATTCAGGCGCCGGACGTATGGAACAGAACAACATCCTCTGGTGCAAATGTCAGGGTAACCAAGGCAGGCACGCTGTATCATTACTCATCTTCGTCGATGCGATACAAAACTGACATAACAACGAAGCTTAGTAACGAGCTTGATCCTGAAAGACTATACGACCTAAAAGTATGGCAGTACAAATACAGAGAAGGGTATCTGAATAAGAATGATCAGCGCTACGGGCAGGATATTATAGGGTTTATAGCGGAGGACGTGAAACAGAAATATCCAATCGCTGCGAATTATGATGAAGATGGACAGATTGAAAACTGGAACGTCGAGATGATAGTTCCTGCTATGCTTAAGCTGATACAGGATCAGAAAAAAGAGATAGATGAACTGAAAGAGAGGTTGAACTGATGGAGAAAAAGATGAAGACAAAAGAAAAAGTGGATCTTGTACTGACAAATCTGTACCGGATCGAGACCAAAGGCGAGGCCACTATGATCATGGCCGATTGCATAAAGGTGCTGGCAAGTGTCTCACAGGAGCTTGCAAAGCAGGATGAAAAGACGGCTGAGGACGACAGGTAGTCGTTCTTTTTTATTAGAAAGGAAGGTAGAACATGAAAACAAACGGTAAAGTAAAAGCAATGATCAGATTACTGGTAATGGTAGTACTTGCAGTCAATGCAGCACTGACGGTAGCAGGAAAGAACCCCATCCCCTTTGATGAAACGACATTCACAGAGGTTGCAACGCAGGTTGCAGCTGGCCTGTCTGCGGTCTGGGCTTGGTGGAAGAACAACAACATGACAGAAGCAGCACAGCTCGCACATGAGCAGCTGAAAGCTATAAAAGAAGACGGGCTTGCTGATATCACAGGCTGGGAAGATGAGGATCTGGAAGATGAAGATACAGAAAAAAATCAGTAAATACAATCACTACTCTGGCCGCAGCGGTCAGGGGATAAAGTACATAGTCATCCATTACGTCGGAGCGGTATCAACGGCGGCAAACAACGCTGCATACTTCGCAGGCGGCGACAGGGGCGCATCAGCTCACTATTTTGTGGACGATACGTCCATCTGGCAGTCTGTGGAGGACAAGAACGCAGCATGGCATTGTGGCGGCGGCAGACAGTCATCAGACGGCGGTTCACTGCTGGGTAAATGCACGAACCTGAATTCTATCGGCATAGAGATGTGCTGCAAGAAGAAAGACGGCAAGCTGTACATAACTGACGCGACGAAAGCAAACACGGCATGGCTTGTGCAGTACCTGATGAAGAAGCACAGCATACCTGCAAGTCGTGTGGTCAGACACTTCGATGTGAACGGCAAATACTGCCCGGGAGGATATTGCAACGACAAGGCGTGGAGCAAGCTGAAAGCACAGCTGACAGGAGGTAAGAACGTGGCAAAGAAATACAAGACAAGCAAGTATGCAAAGGACATAAAGAAGTACCTGAAAGCCATAGGTCTGTTCAAGGGAGCAGTCAACAACAAGGTGACGCCGGAATACACGGAGGCGGTGAAGACTATACAGAACAAGTACTTCAAACGTACGCAGGACAGAGACGGTATAGGCGGCGCAGACACACTGAAGCTTGCGAAGACCCTGTATAATTTCAGAGGTATCAAGAACTTCACGCCAGCAGAGTTCAGGTGTGACTGCGGACACTGCACAGGATATCCGGCTGTCGTATCGAGACAGCTGCTGCTGAACCTTCAGACATTAAGGACGAAGAACGGCGGCATAACCATCACGAGCGGTGTGAGATGCAAATACAAGAACAGCAGACTCACAGGATCCAGCTCCACAAGCTACCATATGAAAGGCAAGGCCGCCGACATATACAACGCAAAGCTGACGGCAACGAGAGTAAAGAGAAATGCTTTCATCAGAGTATGGTATAAGATGAAAGGTGCGCACTACGCATACGGCAACACTCCGAACATGGGAAACGCCGTACACGTAGACGTGAAGTAGGAGGGCAGGATGGAAGTCATAACCGGAATCATAATAGCAGCCGTGCCCTCAGTCCTGTCGGGCATAGTCCTGAAAGTCGTGAGCAGCAGTCAGAAGAAAGCGGAAGAACGCGAGAAAGAACGTAACGAGCGAGAAGTTCTCACCCTCGATTCACTCAACGCAATATTCTGCGTGACAAAAGAACTGACAGAATGTGTGCTCAACGGCAAGGAACCAAACGGCGAATTGCATCTGGCCTACGAGTATAAACAGAAAGCGAAGCACGATCTTGAAGACTACGAGAGAAGACGCGCAGCGAAGTAATGACTATCCCCCTGATCACTTGGTGTGACGGGGGATTTTTTATTGCTATAAAAGCTAGGCGACTTGATCTCGTGCCTGATTCTGTGCCTGATAAAGCAGGCACAATGGGGTGAAACGGGGTATTTTCATCATGAAAAAACGGTAACAAAAAACTCCTGCAACCGTTGGAATCACAGGAGTTTCAGCATGGAGCGGATGATGGGAATCGAACCCACAACTTCAGCTTGGGAAGCTGGTGAAAAATGTGTATTTCTCAACGGT